CTTGCGGTTAAGAACGCAAGCGGCACTGCTGGCACTGTTAAAATTCTTTGCGGCTCCTCTGCACCAATCACTAAGGGAGTTCCAGTAACTGCTGGGTTAGCTTATTCATTTAGCGTTTACACTGTTAATTCCACTACTACACGCGATGTTACTCTTGGCATTGATTGGTACAACCGTCTTGGGGTTTACCTATCTTCTGCAACTCTTTCTCCATCTACCGCTATTGCTAGCGGAACAGGGGTATTTTCTGCTAGAGCTTCAATAGCTAACAAGGTAGCTCCAGCTAATGCTTACTACGCAGTACCGACTATTTCTATTGCAAACCTTGCTGGCTCTGCAAGCGATGAATACCAATACTTTGATTGTGCACAATTTGAACAATCAGCCACAGTTACAGACTTTGATGAAGCGCGCCAACTCCGTTTTATACTAAAGGCTAATAGAATTAATGAGTTAGAAAACCCACACTTTGCATCCCCTATAGCTCCTTGGACAGTTACTGGAGCTACTAACTCTGTTATTAACTCTACACGAGAGCCAGAAGCCACTGTGTGGGCTGTTGCATACAAATCTTTAACCTCAAACACCGCACGTATTGAGACGCTATACACACATGATTACAAGGTAGGCCAATCTATTGTTGTAAGCGGCGTTGATGCAACCTTTAATGGCGTTTATACAGTAACAGCTGTTGGAGAGCGCACTACATCTAACTTCCCATATCTTGAGTACGCAAAAACAGCAACTGATGTAACTAGAGCAAACAGTTCTGGGACTGTATGGGTGTCAGGTAACGCTTTAAAACTTACCGCATCCTCTGCTGGAACCGTTGTTGTGAAGTCTTGGGACGGCTCAACTGCCGCACAACGAATGCCAATTCATTACCCTGGCACAGCTTACACATTTAGTATCTATGCTCAACTATCTACATCTGGAAGCGAAAACTTAACCCCGTACATAACTTGGTACGATAGCTCAGGTACATTACTAAGCGACTCAACTGGAAGCACAACATCTGTAACGGCTACATCTCCAGATTGGGTTAGACTTGAAGTAACTGGTTCAGCTCCAGCAACCGCGGCTTCTGCAATCGTTACAGTTGATTGGGTAGCTGCAAACGGTGAGATTCTTTACCTTGATTCTGCTCTGTTTGAAAACGCGCCAATCGCATTTACTTTCTTTAACGGCTCAAGCGGGTATGGGGATAACCCTGACTATGTATGGGAAGGCGCAGTTAACGCTAGCCGAAGCCATTACTACAAAAACCGCTACGCTATACAGACTAGAACCGCAAATGCAACTTTTGAAGACAAATTGCCTCTTGGAACCACTGTAGCCATATATCTTGCACAACCCAACACTTAGTGTGCTAGCCTGTGCCTCCCCTACAAGGAGGTCCTATGGACAAATACTATGTGATAGTCGCTGGTAACGGCGTAACAACAAGAGCTAACTTAGAGGCTCTTATGGAAGACCACTTCTATGCCAACGGAGAGCATGGAGTTGTTGTTCTACCTTATAAAGATAAACCAAGCCAAGGGCAGATATTTGCCGCACAGTTGGCTAAAGATAAAAACAAAGACATCGTCATTTATACCAAGTCTGGTAACTTTAACGGCATACCCACATCAACAATGGTTGATGGGGATGCGGCAACCGCTAATAAAGACTTTATAAATGAAAAGACAGTTGCGTTTTTACTCTGGGATGACGAAGACTCAGAGAGCGCCAACCTCCTCGCTGACCTACAAGGCATTCAGTGCTTTGACCTTACAGATGGCCTTAACAAGCTTGGGCCATCAGAGGGTGCTCGGATTGTGGAGCCAGTAATCCCAACCCAAGAACAAGTCAGCACCAAGAAGAAGGAGGAGCCCGTTGGCGAAAAAGAGGAAGAAGAAGACGACGAAGAAGAAGCCGATTTCTCCGACTCTGAAGATGAAGAAGACCTTGACGACGAAATCATGGAGAATCTCTATTACGGAGTCCAAGCCATCGCCCAAATCTTCGCCCAAGCCCTAGTAGAAGCCATGGCGGATACCCCAGGGAAGCCTTTAAAGGGCCCTGAGGCGTGATTACAGCACGTGCCCTAGGCGTCTACGTGTACCTACAGGCTACAGGCGCCCATATAAGCGCTGAGAGCCTTTCTTCCATTTTCCCTGAGGGGCGAGAGGCTATAGCCACGTCCCTTAGAGAGCTCAGAGAACTTGGGCTTATTGAAACCAAGAAGGCTAGGATTAACGGCAGGATTATGACCGTTAGCCAACTTGTGGAGTCGGATTACTGGGCCCCAGAAACCCGTCTTCTATCACAGCAGTCACAGCTGAATAGCAATAAATCCTTAATAGCATATTCATTTAATAGTAAACCGAATAGCGAACGGAGTTCGCGGGAGGTCAACGTGGAGTATTTTGAAAGTGAAGATGAGCGTTTAGAGGCTCAACGCAAGTGGCGCGAAAAGAAGCACGCTGAAAAGATGGAGGCTCACGAGTCTCGTCGCCAAGATAAGATGCTTCGCCGTAACCCTGCGAATGCTTCTGGCTGGTCACCTACAGATTCAGCGTTTGAGTTTGCAGAGCAGATGCACAACCTGTGGCATATCCAGCCGTGGCAGGTCACGCGTAGCCGTTTTCGGTATGCACTGGCAGACAAGCGCAAGGAGTACAACACAGACGGCGCTCTTGAGTTGCAGATGATGGCTTTGTTCTTTAGCCAGATTAAGCACGATACCAAGCTCAGCGACCCTGAGATTGTGTGGAAGAAGTTCATCCTTCAGTTTCATAACTTGTTAACTGAGGTTCAGCGCTCTATGGTTACGCCAGAGAAGATGGAAGCCATAAAGGAAAAGTCAACGCGCTCTCTTGATTGGATGAATGATGTTTAAACTAAACGAGTTAAAGATTCGTCGCCGTTCGTGGGTGCAGATGGCTAACATACCAACTGCTCGCCTAGGGTGGACTTTAGACGACTGCACAGAGGTTGATGAGAAAGACTTAACCAACGTAAAGCGATGGCTTGCTTCAGTAAAGGCTGGAAAAGTTATACGCGCCGTTGGCTCTGCGGGGTGCGGTAAGGGTCTTATGTTTTGGGGAACTCCAGGGCATGGCAAGACCACACTGTCTCTATCGGTTATCCAAGAGGTAATGTCTACATTCCCCCTTGATGCCTTTGACGTTAAAGAGAATGGGCCGTTAATTCGCCCTTGTTATTTTGCAACGTTCAATGACATCTTAGATTTAAAGGGGGCTATGATGGATGGCCCAACTGATGACCAAGAGGTTATTTACTCAGGGATGCTTGGGGAATGCCGAAATGACGCATATAACATTAGAATCCTTGTTATTGATGATGTGGGCAAGGAGCATGCCAGCCTGAGCGGTTGGCAAAAGAATATGCTTCACCACGTTTTACGCACCCGCTTTAACAACGGATTGCCTACAATAGTTACTACTAACATTGAGTTAGAGGATTGGGCTGGTCTATACGGTGATGCTACAGAAAGCTTTGCTAATGAGGCCTTTGGGTATATCCCTATTACGTCCAAGAGCGGTGACCTACGGAAATGAGAGACCCACACGTGAGTGAAGACACAAAGCGTTTAGTTCAAGTGTTTCTAAGTCAATCTCCAACACCTGGTCCTGGTATTTTTGAGGTAACCGCCGATGAGCCTGGTAAATTATATTGCACATGCCCAGGGTATAGTGGGCGACGTACATGCAAGCACACTAAGTTTGTTCAAGCACGTATTGATAGCAACAATGGCAGTTATCCATTAGAGATATCAAACAGAGCTACTAGAGATGATGCTTTGAAGGCTAAAGAGTCTAATCAAGAGTTCCGCGAGTTTGTAATTAAATTTGGAAAAATAGAGGTTTACTAATGCTCAAGGGAGATATCAGCAATGAGCTCCCGCAGAGAGTGCTAGTAGTAGCTGACGTTTTTTTAAATGTAGAGGTTAAAGTAACAAAGCGTTTTAAAGTCTTTCCTATTCCTAAAATTGATAGAAAGATTAGACGTGAACTACTTAGCTCTTTATATTTAACAACAACTAGGCGCGGCATTACTCTGGAGCTAATTTCATTTGATTTGTCAGAAGACCAATTATCAGATGTAATTGACCTACTTGACAACATGGGTACTAACCCATTTAGATATTTTACTTCGTATGGTTCCATTGACCACTTAGTGGGAGAGTTACCATATAGGCCTGAGGTGATTGGTGTGCTAGATGTACCCAATCGCTTGCTACGATACGGACACTGGGGATTGGACTTCAATAGCTTATGAACAACGACGCACGGTTAATCAGTAAAATAATTGAAGACCGCAACATTGGTATTGTTCTTGAACGTAATGTAAACGAGAACTGGTTTGCTGATGTTAGTGATAAGAAGCTCTTTCGTTTCTTACATGACCACTACACTAACTATCAAGAGTGCCCAAGTCTTGAAGTTATTAGAGAGAACTTCCCTACCTATCAGCCTTTAGGTGTACAAGACCGTATTGATTATTTAATTGATAAGGCTGTAGAGGGTCGCCGTAAAGCATCTATTATTAAAACTCTTGATGATGCGCTGTCTTCTATTGAGAAGTCACAAGACCATGAAGGTGCAGTGCTTGCTTTTGAACGCGGCCTTATTCGTTTAGAAGAAGAGGGCTTGACTAAGTCAAACGACTTAGAAATTACTGAGGCTGCTAAGAAAGCTAAAGAAGAGTACGAGTTCCGTAAAGCAAACCCAGGTTTACTAGGTATGGCTACAGGATTTCCTACTATGGATGAGGCAACCTCTGGTCTACAACCAGGACAGTTAATCGTTATTGTGGCTCCGCCAAAGACTGGTAAGTCAACGCTTGCACTACAGATTGCTTTGAACGCTCACTTAGACGGCAAGGTTCCTATGTTCATGTCGTTTGAAATGAGCAACGCAGAGCAGAAGTCTCGCTACTACGCTATGCGCGCTCGCATCTCACACCGACGCCTTATGACAGGTACTTTGGCTGGAGATGAGGAGACTCGTTACTTTAAGGTCGTTGAGGGCATTGAGAATATGCGTGAGCGCTTTTGGTTCGTGGACTCTTCAGGAGGCCAGACCGTTGGAGCTGTGGCAAGTAAGGTGCAGAGCAAGAACCCAGACATTGTGTTCATTGACGGTACCTACTTGATGATTGATGAGCAGACTGGTGAATCAAACACACCACAGGCAATCACCAATATCACTCGTTCCCTAAAGCGTTTGGCGCAGAAGATTAACAAGCCAATCGTTATCTCTACACAGGCTCTTACTTGGAAGATGAAGAAAGGGCAGGTAACTGCTGACTCTATTGGTTACTCCTCTTCATTCCACCAGGACGCAGACGTTATCTTTGGTCTACAGCGAGAAGACGAGAACGTAGATGACACTCGTTTGCTTCGTGTAGTCGCTAGCCGTAACGGCGGACTCAGTGAGGTATCTCTTATGTGGGACTGGAACACAGGACACTTCCGTGAGATTAGTGATGATGACCTATGACATTAGAAGAGATGACCGATACGTTATCTCGCCTTGGCATTGAGGTATTAGATACCCGCGGAGACGAGATTAACGGTTACTGTGCTGCTCACGAACAGCGCACAGGGCACGTAGACCACAACCCATCGTGGTGGATTAACGCTGACTCAGGAGCTTTTATTTGTTTCTCCTGTGGTTGGAAGGGGAATGTCTACTCACTAGTAAGTTACGTCCAAGAGATTGAATATTCAAAGGTTGGGGATTGGCTAGGTTCTGCCGCTAGTCTTACTGCTCGCTTTAGCCGATTGACTAACGCTATAAAGCGCAAACCTATTGAGGATGTAACAGTTGTTACTGAGTCTATGCTTTCTGCTTATACACAGGTTCCAGACCATGCGCTTGAGGTTCGTGGATTAACTAGTAACGCGGCGCGTTACTATGGGCTTTTATGGGATGAGCGCGCTGGTAACTGGATTATCCCTATTAGAGAGCCGTTGACTGGAAAGCTATTAGGATGGCAGGAGAAGGGCTTCTCTACCCGTTACTTTAATAATAAGCCTGTAAAGGTAAAGAAGAGCGGAAGTTTATTTGGGTACGAGCACTACAAGGGCGGAGACATGATTGTTGTTGAGTCTCCATTGGATGTGGTTCGTCTTAGTTCTATCGGTATTGAAGGAGGCGTTGCTACCTATGGAGCCATAGTGTCTGCCGCCCAGTTCAACCTTATACGTGGCGCCGATAGGATTATTTTTGCTATGGATAATGACGACGCGGGTAAGGCGTCTTCCCAGTCTCTACTGGAAATGTGTAAGCAAATGGGTGTAGAGTGCTGGTTCTTCAACTATAGCGGTATTGACTTAAAGGATGTGGGTGGAATGAGCAGGTCAGAGGCTTTGACAGGTTTATCTACCGCACGTCATCAGTTACGGAGGGCAGCAATATGATTATTGGTTTATCTGGTTATGCGCGTTCAGGAAAAGACACAGTCGCGGGAATGCTTATAGGGATTCATGGGTATGAGAACATAGCGTTTGCTGACCCAATTAGAAAGTTTCTTTATGACGTAAACCCTTCAATTAAAGACGGTGGTTACCGCCTTCGCCCGTTAGTTGATGCCTACGGTTGGGAAAAAGTAAAGACCGAGTACCTAGAAGTACGTGAGCTTTTACAGAGAACTGGCGTGGCTGCTCGTACACATATTGATGAGGCAGTTTGGGTTACTGCTGCTTTTAATAAAGTCAAAGACGAGCCAAAGATTGTTGTAACAGATGTTAGGTTTAAGAACGAGGCCGCTAAGATTAAAGAGATGGGTGGCCAGATTTGGCGCGTTACCCGTATCGGTACTAAGCCAGCCAACGACCACATATCTGAGGTAGACATGGATGACTGGGACTTTGACGCCACTATTACAAACAACAGCGATATGCCTAATTTGATTAAACAAATTCGTAAGTTGATAGGTTAATCTAATGATGCAATATTGGTCTTGGCTTCTTGCCGTAATAGGTGTTGCTGGTATTTATTTTGTAGGCCGCAAAACTATTTGGGGTTGGTTAGTGCTACTTTTTAATGAGTGCCTATGGATTACCTATGCACTTATTACTGACCAGTACGGTTTTATCTTCTCTGCACTGGCCTACGCTATTGTTTATATTAGGTCTTACATCCACTGGTCTAAAGAGAAAGTTAACGAGATTCCGCTGTGACTTTTACTGGTACCTTACTGCCTTACCAGCCCGAGGCCGTAGACAGAATGTGCGAACGTGCTCGCATGCTTGTGGCTTACGACCTCGGGTTGGGAAAGACCGTCCTTACTATTGCGGCGATAGAGCGTCTTATGGATGAGTCACAGATTAAAGAGCCAGGCCTTATAATCTGTTTGTCATCTTTAAAATACCAATGGGCAAACCAGATTGAGAAATTTACAAATGGAACTTCAAAAGCTTTGGTCATTGACGGAACACCAAAGAAACGCGCCGAGCAGTACGCCGAAGCTATGGACTGGCGGAATTCGGGCGTTGATTACATTATCCTTAACTATGAGCAAATTGTTAACGACTGGGACAAAGTACGACAGCTCCCACGCGGCTTCGTTGTCCTTGACGAAGCAACCGCAATCAAATCATTTAAATCAAAGCGCTCCAAAGCAGTAAAGAAACTAGTCAACTCTCCATTTAGGTTTGCTCTTACTGGTACCCCTATTGAGAACGGTAAGCCAGAAGAGCTTTATTCAATTATGCAGTTTGTAGATGCAAACGTGCTTGGTCGTTTTGATATCTTTGACACCGCTTTTATTGTTCGCAATAGTTGGGGTGGGGTTCAGCACTACAGAAACTTATCCTCTTTACACACGAAGATGAAGGAAGCCTCTGTTCGCAAAGCTCAGAAGGACCCAGATGTAGCACCGTATTTGCCAGACTCTATTCACAAAGAGCCAGTAAAGCTCACACTTGATAGAAAAAGCTCAAAGCTATACACCAAGATTACTGAGGACTTACTATTTGATTTAGATGAGGCTGTGGCTTTGTTTGGCTCCTCGTTTAACGTATTAGCTCATTACGGCTACGCCTCTCAGCGCGGTGGGCCAGAAGACGAAATCCGTGGAAAGATTATGTCTAAGATTGGGTGTTTAAAGATGCTTTGCTCTCACCCTGACTTGCTACGGACTAGCGCCGAGAAGTTTAAGATGATGGGTGGAGAAGGCTCATCCTACGCAGCTGGCTTAGTTGACTCAGGTGCCCTTGATGGTGTTACCAGCTCCCCTAAGCTTGACTATCTTGTTCAGTATGTCAAAGAGTTCTTGGAGCAAGACGAGGCCAACAAAGTTGTTATCTTTGCTACTTACGTTGATATGCTTGACAAGATTGCAGAGGCGCTTGGGCCAGACCAATGCCGTCTATACTCTGGAAAGCTTGATGCTAAAACTAAAGAAGATAACAAGGTTGCGTTTAACACCTTACCTGAGGTCCGTGTTTTGATTAGCTCCGATGCTGGGGGCTACGGCGTGGACCTACCTGCAGCTAACCTGCTAATTAACTACGACCTGCCTTGGTCTTCTGGCGGTGCGGTTCAAAGGAACGGCCGTATTAAAAGGGCCTCGTCTACTTGGCCGTCAATAGTCATCCAGGACCTGCTGGTTGCTGGGTCTATTGAAGAGCGCCAGCATGAGGCTTTACAGCAGAAGACAGCCCTAGCCAACGCCATTATTGACGGAGAGGGCATAGATGAGGATGGCGGAATTGCTATGACTACGGGCAGTTTAAAGCAGTTCTTAGAGGCTACTATCGTATAATTATAGGATGCCTAACGCACCTAAGACTCCTACGCGTACTATCCGCGTACCTGACGACCTTTGGCTTGCTGTACAGCGTAAGGCTAAGCAACAGAAGGTTACAGTCACTAGCGTGATTATTAAAGCTCTAGAAGAGTATCTAAAAGCAGAATGAGCAAGCACAGGGATAAGGTTGCGGCCGCTCTAAAGTGGCGCCAAGAAACCATGCCTAAAGGTTCTGGCTTCAAGAAGCCTGGGAGCATGAACCCAAAAAAGACGGGTTACCGTAGTTACAAAGCATCTGAGGCTCGCAAGATAAGTTGACAGGTCCCTGCCCAACGATTACTGTTGGGTGCAAATACAAAGGGGATACTGTGGAAGACAAAGAACTTAAAAATAATATTCGTCAATACCTCATGCTTAAAGATGAGCTTGATGTACTTACAAAACGTCAAAACGAAATTAAACAACGACTTATTGAAGTTGTAGATGCTTCTGAAGCAGACGACAGAGGGCACCGTGTACTAACTGTTGAAGACGACACTATTGGTGACATAACACTTACTCGTCAACGCCGTGTTTCTAAATCACTTAATATGGAAGTTGCAGAAGACATACTTACTAAAAAAGGTATTAGAGATACTTGTATTAAGATGGTTCCTACTATTGATGAGGGCGCTATCATGGCGGCTTTCTATGAGAACTACTTAACAGAAGAAGATATTGATGCGATGTTCCCATCTAAAATCAGTTATGCGTTTTTATTGGATAAGTAATGTCAGACGAGATTGATAAGCTGTTTGAAGACCTTGACACTTACTACCCAGGTAGTAAACGAAAGCGCAAAGAAAAAGTTGTTAAGCCTCCAGAGATAACACCTGACGCTGCGTGGGATGCCAAGCCTACTAAGAAGACACTGCCTAACGGAAAAGAGTTAGAGTTGTTTTCTATTGGTGGGCTAGCAGGTGCTTTAGGCAGACCAGTTATAACTATCCGAACCTGGATAAAGGAGGGCTACCTACCAGCCTCCCCCTATAGACTTCCCGCTAAGAAGAACAAAAACGGGGAAGACCATCAAGGCCATAGACTTTACTCTAGGGCCATGGTGGAGAAGACGGTTTCGTTGTTTGATTCGGCTGGACTTCTTTACACAAAGCGTGTAGAATGGTCTATACACCGACAGCTCAGCAATGAGATTGCCGAGGCTTGGAATCAAATCCGAGCAGACGAAACTAAAATAAACTAAACTAAAATAAAAGGATGATAAGCATATGGCAGTAGACAGAACAGCCGAATACGTTGTTGAAAACGACGAATTCGCAAACACAGCAATTACAGAACGCCCAGCCCAGAGCACAAGCAACAACATTTTATCTGGTTGGGACGCAGCAGATAAAGCATCTGCACCAGCAGGCGGATATCCAGTTGAGTTTAAGTTCAACGATGGAGAGTTCCAAGTAATCAAGTTCCTTGACCAAGATGGCCCGTTCGCTATCTACAAGCAACACTTCCTATCACAAATTACATCAGGTAAGCGTTCATTCGTTTCTCTTGGTGCTAATGACCCATTGTGCGTAAAGCTTGGAAGCAAGCCTGAAGACAAGAAAGCATTTACAATCGCTAACCTAAGTGCGCCTGGCGGCCCACAGCGTCAAATGCTCATTGCAAGTCCACGTCTATACAAGTCCCTGCATGCTGCACACTTCTCACCAGCAGGTCCTCTAACAAAGAACTACTGGGCGATTAGTCGTACAGGCAAGATGCAATCAACTGTGTACCACATTAACCCTGTTAAGCCACGTGACCTCGCTGAGGACTGGGGCATTACAGATGAAGAGGCAATTGAAAAAGCAATTGCTGAGATGGTGCCGTTTGACCGCTCCATTATCAAGGAGCCAACTTGGGAAGAACTAGAAGCAGTCGCTGCTTCACTTCTCTAAAAACTAGGTCGCTGAAGGGCTAGGGTCTAAATCCCCCTGGCTCTAGCCTTTCGGCTCTACAAGGGACATAACTTGAATATTATTACAACAAAAGCACAATTAGATGAGATGGTTGCGTACTATCTCAAGCAAGACGCGTTTGCATTTGACGTGGAAACGGTTGGAGATAACCGTGGTACACCTGCTGTAAACGAAGTTCTATGGATTAGCTTTGCTACGCATGGTCGTGGCGATGTCATTCCTATGGGCCACCCTCACGGAGAGTTTGTATCTGAATCCTTCCCATTAACTGGGCAAGGAGAGAAGCGCGTTGCTGCTGGATTACCAGCACGAGAGTTGGATTACTCACGCGACAAGAAGAAAGCAATTAAAGTATTTGATGAGGCACCTGTGCAGTTATTCCCAGCAGAGGTGTTTAAAGCTTTAAAGCCTCTATTGTTTAACGATAGTAAATTAACTATAGGCCACAACTTAGTCTTTGACCTTAGCTCAGTAGCTAAGTATTACGGTGGCGAGGTTCCTATTGGGCCTTACTTTGACACCTTGATGGCATCTTTTCTGTACGACAACAAGAACAAGGGCAGACTTGGCCTTGACGACTGTCTGCAACGCGAGCTTGGTTACAGCATGGAAAAGGGCATAGGTCATCAGGTAGAGCTTTATTCTTTTAGCGATGTGGCTAAGTATTCGTACTTAGATGCTAAGTACACGTTCTTGCTATGGAAGACCCTTGTACCAAAGCTGACAGCCGCTGATGTAGACACAGTCATGCAGTTGGAGATGGACGTGCTTCGTGTTCTTTGCGATATGAAGTTAACTGGTGCTCCGATTGACACCGCAGAACTACAAGTTCTGTACGACAAGTTGATTATAGAGATTGAAGAAGTTAAGTCTAATATCTACCGTATTGCGGGTCAGCCTTTTAATATTAACTCTAATAATGAGAAGCAGTACATTCTTTACGGTCCTAGGTCTGAGGGTTGCCGAGGGTTACGCCCACAGCTTTTAACTGGTAAGGGTTCTCAAAAAGAAGAGAGCGCCCTTGATTATAAAGACTATTCAGTATCGGCAGAGGCTCTTGAGCCTTACCGTGAGAAGGACGAGCTAGTCAACGCGCTTCTTGGGTACGCTGATTTAAATAAGTTACTCAGCACCTACGTAATCCCCTACTTAGGCGGGGAGATTACTAAGACTGTTGGTGGTAAATCAAAGACCGAGATGCGAGACTCAATGCTAGTCAATGGCCGTATCTATGGTGACTTTGTTCAATGGGGCGCGGAGACTGGTCGGTTCTCTAGCCGTAACCCGAATCTTCAAAACGTACCAGCACCACATACAGCGCATGGTAAGTCTATCCGTAACTTGTTCTCTGCTCCAGATGGGTACAAGCTTGTAGTCGCTGACTATAGTCAGATTGAACCACGTGTTATCGCTGCAATGTCAGAGGACCCAATTATGATGAAGAACTACCTAGACGGCGGTGATATCTACACAACAGTAGGCGAAACCATGGGTGTAGACCGTAAAGCTGGTAAGGTACTTGTTCTTGCTATGGCTTACGGTGTAGGGCCTGACAAGATTGCCCGTTCTATTGGGTGCTCTGTAACTGAGGCAAAGCACTTGCTTACAGACTTCTCAGAGAAGTTTTCATCTGTAGCAAAGTACCGCGCTAAGGTAATTGGCCTTTCCAGAAATAAAGGATTTGTCACTACTATCATGAAGCGCAGACGCTACTTACCTGATATTAACTCTAAGCAAATAGGCTTTAGGGCTAGTGCTGAGCGCCAAGCGTTCAACACACGTATTCAGGGTACTGCTGCAGACATTATTAAACTTGCTATGATTCGTGCTCACAAGATGATTCCTGGTGAGGCTAAGTTAATACTTACAGTGCACGATGAAATTGTAACTTTAACTCCAGACGCACTTGTAGATGACACTGTAAATGCCATCCGTGAGGCTATGGAAGGCATCAAACTGCTACCAATACCTTTGGTGGCTGACATAACCGTAGTTAACAAGTGGGGAGAAGCAAAATGACATCAGAGTTCTATGAAGAGCCAGAGTTTTATGGAGCAGGGTTTGACCCCGATAAAGACTCTGCGCGTTTAAACTCTCAACAGGCAAGAATCTACAACATCATGGTTGACCAAAACTGGCATACTCTTAGGGAGTTGTCAGCGGCTACATCTACCCCAGAGGCCTCTGTGTCTGCGCACATTAGAGCTTTTCGCAGAAAAACACATGGAAGCCACATCGTAGACAGGCGCCGTGTAGATAATTATTATGAGTATCGTTTAAATCTACAAGCAAAGGAGAACGCTGATGGGGTGGTTTAGACGACATAAGCCAAAGTATCAGGTTGTATCCACCGAAGTTCCTATGTCTACAATTCTTCGCTGGTACCTGTATGACACTGGTTTAGACGACGCTAATAAATTAGCTGAGTTTGTAGGTTTAAATAAGGTAAGCGAAGAAGGTGACGCTAAAGAACAAGAAGATAGCGACATTAGAGTAAGCCGTATTATGGAGCTAATGCCTTACATAGACGCTTTATCTGACATCAGCGCTGACACTATGGCTGCGCTACATATGTCAACTGGAAAAGGCGAAAAGCTTAGTGAAGAAGAGACAGAAGCTACTAAGATTATTTATAAAGCTGTAAGTATGTCTTCATTGATAGGCGCGTTATCTATTGGTATTAGCATTGGTATATTAGACTCAGGGGCGTTAAGCTCAGGAAGAATAGAAATGGATATGGATTATGAGTAATGCCGATTGGTTTGCTAGAAAGTTAGGCGCGCCTCAACCACAGCAACAGGCAGGGCCTCAACCTACTTATGTGCCACAGGTGCAGAACCCAATGCCAAACGTTGGGCAACCTTCATACCCATCTGCTACACCAGCCGTGCCTAGAGGTGACCGTTGCCCTGGGTGCGGTAGTGGCAACTATGGTGGTGCAACTCCTGAAGCACGTAAGCGTTGTTACGATTGCGGATACCCAATCACCCAAAGCGGGTCAGGTATGGGTAAAGGAATTACAAGTGGGGCGCAGGCTGGTGGCCCAACTCAAGCAGCAACTCAAGTTCCAACAGGCGGATGGAACCCAACTACAATCATTGGACATATTTAATGGGAATCTCAGGCGAACTAGCAAAAGTATTTAGTGCAATTAACAAGAAGATGGGCGCAGACACTATTGTTTTAGGCTCAGATATTAGAGACGATGTTATGGGGTACGTAACTACTGGCTCTATCTCATTAGACGTAGCACTTGGTGGTGGGTGGCCTATCAATCAATGGCATGAGGTTATTGGTGAAGAGAGCCAAGGTAAGACTGCTATTGCTTTAAAGACCATTGCTGCTAACCAGAAGTTAGACCCAGAGTTTACAACTGTATGGGTTGCTGCTGAGCAGTGGGTGCCAAAGTATGCAGAGATGTGTGGCGTTGATACTTCACGTGTATATGTGATTTCTACTAACTTAATGGAGGAAGCGTATGAAGCGGTTATTAAGATTACTGAAAGTAAATCTGTGGATTGTATTGTTGTTGATAGCCTTCCTGCCCTCGTTCCTGGCGCAGAAGATGAAAAAGAAATGGATGAACACACCGTCGGACGAGGGGCACTCCTCACCAACAAGTTCTTCAGAAAAGTAGGTCTTGCCTCTAAACGTAGCCTTACAGAGTTTGAGCGCCCTTTCATTGGAATTATGATTAACCAGTGGCGCGACAAGGTTGGGGTTATGTATGGTGACCCACGCACTACCCCAGGAGGTAAGGGCAAGAACTACAGTTACTTTACCCGTGTAGACGTGCGTAGAGACGATTGGATTGAGGCAGGCACAGGAGAAGAGAAACGCCGTGTTGGTCAATCTATTAAGGCGCGAATCCTTAAGAACAAGTCAGCCCCTCCTTCTCGTGTAGCTTCTTTTGACTTTTACTTTGCTGAGGGCGGAGAGGTACCTGCTGGAGAGCTTGACTTTGGTAAAGAACTAATTGCTATTGGAAAGCTAAATAAAGTCATTACCCGTGCTGGTGCCTACTATCGGTACGGCGAACGGCAATGGCAGGGCGCAGATGCTATGCTTGCCTCCATTCGGGAAGAGATTGATTTGAAAGAGGCCCTTGAACGGGACGTTCTTGACTCCATTAAAGCGGGGTCTAAGTTCGCTTATGAAGAGTAAGGGCCAGCGAGAATCTAAGAAGCACGAGGACCGACTTGCAAAGAAAGTTGGCGGACAGCGTAGCGCTGGAAGCGGGGCTTTCTGGAGTCGGAAAGGCGATGTTCGTTCACAAGATATGCTCATAGAGCATAAGTGGACTGGCAAAGCTTCCTTTACCGTCAAAGCGACGGTTCTGGAAAAGATTGTTGAAGAAGCAATTCTTGATAGTCGGATGCCTGTCCTCGGCTTCAGTTTAAATAACGAGAACTACGTTATGTTAACCGAAGATGATTTTCTAGAACTACGCTCTACTCTTCAGGAGCATACTTGTACGAATCAGATATCGGTCATAACGAAGGATGGCGACACCGCGCCAAGTGCAGAGGGATGGACACCGAACTCTGGTATCCACCAAGAGACAAAGACAAATACCAATCAGTAGCACAGGTATCTAAAGCCGTTTGCTACGGTAAAGATGGTTTCCCTGAATGCCCAGTACGTAAAGAGTGCTTACTTTATGCAGACCGCATGGACGAGCAGCACGGTATCTGGGGTGGAATGAGTCATCGTGAGAGAAACTCAGTAAAACGTAAAGCTGCTAAAGAGGGTCTATCTTTTCAAGATTGGGTAGAAACTAAAAAGTCGTGATAGGTTGGGCACATGAAATACAAACCAAGCGGAACACTAAAGAGGTTTATAGACGTGGCTAAAAAAGATACAAGAGTGCTTGGTTCAGTAGAGCGTTTTTTACTGTCTAAACCTAGAGACAAGTCTCGTAGAACAGATGTTCTACACCCATCAGAGATGGCTAGCGGCAACTGGTGTTACCGTGCATCTTACTTTCAACTACTAGGTCAAGAGCCACAGGCTAATCGCAAGATGAGTATGCGGTTGTTATCTGTGTTTGAAGAAGGCCACGCTATTCACGCTAAGTGGCAGCGCTGGTTCCAGCAGATGAATGTTCTATATGGCAAGTGGTATTGCACAGAATGTGAAGAGATGTTCTGGGGTGGGTCTGACTGTCACGATGGGCCCCTTGAGTACCGTGAAGTGCCTTTGTTCTATGAGCCATTGCGTATATCAGGGCATTCAGATGGTTGGTTAGTTGGCTTAGGCGACCCGCTGATGTTAGAGATTAAATCAGTAGGTGTTGGTACCTTGCGTTGGGAAGCCCCAGAGTTATTGATGGATAACGACAATGATATGGATAAGGCGTGGAAGGCTTTAAAGGCCCCATTTCAAAAGCATATAACTCAGGTACAAATCTATATGAAGTTAGCAGAGTTACTTGGGTACGAGAATGTGCCTCAAGAGGCTGTACTTATTTATGAGTGCAAGAGCAACCAAGAAGCCAAAGAGTTTGTAGTACATAAGAGCGACTTTGGAATCACCGAATTATTTGACGCTGCCGAGATGATTTGTAACGCAGTTAGGGATAGAATCCCACCATCATGTAACCTATCGTCAACCGAGTGTTCTAACTGTAAGGGGTATGCAAATGATTAGTATCGTGGCTACTGGTGTAAGCGATGAAGTTATGAAAATCCTTGAGGCCCAAGGAATGCCAGTTCGTCGTAGTTTAGATATTGATGCGCCAATGTTTCCAAGAGATATTACAGTTGTAGACGACCAAGAGTTAATGGTTCTAGCTACTAAGTATATGGAGAACTACAGCTTTATCCGCACACAGGTGGCCTGTGCTGCCCTGGCTGAGATGGAAGCAGAGAATGCCTACAGCACTGCTGAGGCAAAGGCGTTCCTATCTAAAACTAATGGTAAGACGACAGAGAAGGCAACGATGCTAAAGGCTGCGGTTATTACAGACCCAGAGATTGAAGAGCTAGCTAAGGTAAAGATGTATGCCTACGCCTACCGTAAGATGCTAGAGACTACTATGGATAACCTTGAGCGTTACTACAGCCTTACTAGCCGAGAGTTGACACGCCGTACCTCAGCGCTAAGAAACCGATTCTAATGAAGTTCTTTGACGGCGGTTTGCCTAGAGATGTCCCTGTCTACATAGGCATTGACCAGTCATATAGCGGTTTTTCTATAACAGCCCTTAGCGGAGAGTTGTACTCAACATCTGTTTACACCTCCCAACACAGAGGCATAAAGCGTTTAGCTGACATCAAAGAGTATATGGTTACTAACCTAGGTCGTTATCAAATCTTAGATGTGGCTATAGAAGGTTACGCCTTTGGTTCACAGATGGCTAATATGCTTGGGGAACTAGGCGGTATGGTAAAACTAAGCCTATTTGATATGGGTATCTACCCCCTTATAGTCCCGCCCACTACCTTAAAGAAGTATGTAACAGGCAAGGGGACAGGTGTACCAAAGAGCCAAATGCTTTTGCAGGTGTACAAGAAGTGGGGCGCAGAGTTTACAGACGATAACGCAGCAGATTCTTATTCCCTTGCGCGTGTCGTTTCAGGTCAGCATGCGTTGTCCTATGAAAAAGACGTGTACGATAAGCTACAAGACCCAAAATTCAGGGAGAGATAAATGGAAAGTAAAGAAGCTCATGCCATACTAAATCAGTTACGAAGAGCTAAAGAAGAGGTTAAGCGTTTAAGCGCTGAGTACCGCAAAGTATGCGAATGCAATGAAAAAATTCCTGGGGCTAAGTTTGATGAAAAGTCTTTCCAAAAGATTTACAAGACGTGTAAATATCACGAAGTGACGTTCTCCCGACACACAGAAAGGCAGCATCATGCCAGTTTATGATTTTGTATGTATGAAGTGCGACCGCACAGTAGAGATGCATTTTGCATTTGATTCTGTACAGAGGCCTACTTGCTCTGAATGTGGGGAGTTTATGATTAAATCTTATACACCACCAGCGGTACAGTTTAAAGGCGGAGGCTGGGGAGGCCAAGGATGAAATTTGTTAGACGTTCACTAAAAGACGCACTTATTCCTGGTTTAACTAATCTTCCTGTTCTTGTTGCAGATGATGATTTTATTGAGCATCTTTATGAACAAGGGTTTTACAGCATTGAGTTAGAAGAGTTGTACGTTGAATACGCCGATTGGGCAAAAGAAAATGTGGAGGAATAATGCACAACGAACGAAAGATACTTAAAAAGTATTGGCTTTCATATGGTTACGGAAAGCGCCTAGCATTAGGGTTTTCTATTGATAAGTATTCAATTAATATTGATTTTCTATGCTTCTGGGTTGGAGTAGAGTTTTGAGCAAACGTCAAGAAAAGATTGCGGCTAACCAAGCTGAAGCAGACGCATTTGTTAGTGAACGCCGAGGGATTCAATTAGCCATATTTGAACAGAACTTTGAGACAGGCCTCAAGATTTATGAGGCAAACAAAGATAAGCTAACTGAAGAGCAGGCCGCTATGCTTGAGGTAGAGATTGAACGAAACAGGGCCCTAATAGAGAAGTTAAAGAATGAAATCAATAAGGCAACTGAAGCCTGATTACTCAGGCACCATGGAGTACGCCGATGAGGTGTGCCATGACTGCCCACATTGTGAGTCTAACTTATGGACTGTAAAAGCCTCATTTGAGGACTATGAGCTGTCCCAATACATGCTAGATATGGAATGTGCTATCTGCGGCACCTATGCAAAAGCCCCTACCCCTTTAGACAGACCAATTTAAGCAAAACCTTCATAATTGTTTGCACGGGAACTAACACTATTCGTCAAACGAGGTATATATGTCCGAGCATCAAGAAGAAAACATCCTGCGGGTATCTGCAGGTAGTAATCCCCAGGCTGTAGCGTCAGCTATTGCCCACAGTATTTATGAGTCAAGGTCCTGCAAACTTCGCGCCGTAGGCGCTGGAGCCGTTAATCAGGCTACTAAGGCTATTGCAATCGCACGTGGTTACACCGCACCACGAGGTTTAGACCTAGTGTGCGTCCCAGGATTTTCAACTATTGACAGCCATGATGGGCAGATTTCTGCCATCGTATGGTCTGTAGAAGTTCGCTAATCCTGTTATTCTGTATTAAACCCTTAGGCCAAAGGAAATCAAATGAAAGATTCAACTAAGAACAACAAGCCACTTGCTCCTGCTTCAACAGGGCCAGTAGCTTCTTCAAGCGCAAACATTAAAGTAAAAGCGCCTGAGCGCGGAACACTTGTTAGGAAGACTGGTAATGCAAAGGGAGCTACAGACCCATACGTACAGCAAAAGCCTTCACGCTCTAACGTAATGAGCGCACAAGCTCAAGGTCGCAACGGAGCTGCTTACGGCATTAGAGTAGGTGTAGGAGCTGCACAGGTTGCACCTGAAGCAGGAATGACACAAAGCAACGGTCGTTTAGTTCGTCCAGCAATGAACCGTCAACGTCCATCATTCCAAGAAGGAATGCAAGGATAAATAATTAAGCAATTAAACCCCGTCAGAGATGGCGGGGTTTTTTGTTATGTGCTACTCTTGACGCATCACGTCGCGACGAGGAGACACAGTGTTAGTAGACATACTGCAAAAGCATTTATCAAAACCTCCACTTGTTGAAGGATGCATAGTTGCTAGTTGGGCTGCAGATTTACCTGAAGAAGAGCAGCAAGCTTTAACTGACCTTCAAACAAAAGCAGTTGTTATTGCTGATTTATATAGAGATTTACGCGCAGCTGGCGTTCCATTTAAGTTGACTGCATTCCGTTCACATATGAGAGGTTATTGCGCATGTCCGAAGAAGTAAATAACATACTTAATAAAGCATTGATAAACGCTGATTTAAATAGCATGCAGAATGATGTAAAGCAAAGCAACGTACCGCAAGACTGGAGAGCAAAGTTAGATATTGGCGCTGATGGTGGTTACTTTATTTCTACACCACGTAACGCTAACGAGTTGCCTGACGCAGTAGAATTATTTAAAGATTTTGATTTAGACCCAGAAGCATGGATAGTTGTAAGTGTGCGAAAGAGCCGTTGGCAACGCTATGACGGTGAATGGTTAGAGGCGGCACGAGTAAATATAAAGCCAGCGGACAGGCAGGTCGGGTCCGATATTGATTACGATAACTTAGTTAAGGAGATTTCAGAGTATGAGCCAAGAAAAGTACAACCTGTCTCAGGCCCTCTATACGCTATCTATGCTATCGGAGACACTCAATACGGCAAGGACGCAGGCGGAGGAACTGAAGAAACAGTTAAACGAGTCCTTAGAGGACTTGACGAAGCTGTCGCAAGGCATGAAGAGTTACTCGCGTCTGGAAGACGAATTGGCACAGTTGTCCTCCCTCAGCTCGGTGATTGTATTGAAGGTAGCACCTCCCAAAACGGAAAAGTAATTGGGCGTAGTGACCTTGGAGTTACACAACAGGTTCGTATTGGGCGCCGTTTACTTATGGCATGGGTTAAAGCGTTTGCTCCATTATGCGATGAGTTGATTATTCCTGTAGTTCCAGGTAACCACGATGAGCCGCATCGCATTATGATGACAGACCCAATTGATTCATGGCAAATAGAGGTAGTTGCAGCGGTTCAAGATGCATGTGAGATGAGCCCAGCGTTTGCACACGTTAAATTTTGTTATCCACCAGCTGACCACGCCACACTTGCGCTTGACTTAGGCGGCACAGTACTAGGACTAGCTCACGGTCACCAAGCGCGTGACATGGGTAAGTGGATGTCAGGCCAGGCTACTGGTCGTACACCAGTAGGTTCAGCAGACGTTTTAATGACAGGCCACTTCCACCATTTCCGCGCAAACCAAATTGGTCCGCGTTTATGGATTCAAGTTCCAGCAATGGATGGCGGTAGCGCTTGGTTCCGTGACAAGAGCGGATTAGAGTCACCAACAGGTATTGTTTCATTAGTAGTCGGGGACGGGCACGACCCACGTAGGGATTTAGCAGTTCTAGCAGGAGAACAGCGCGTACCATAGTGGTATGACTACCCATCAGAATACGCAGAACTTAGGCGCTGCGGGTATGCAGGGAACCTACACCAACTATGGTGGAGGTGGAACCCCAGTAGCCCGTTCAGAGCTTGACTTTTTACGTCTTGGCGTTGGTCGCGCTCCACAAGCGGAATATCCAGATGGATACTTAGGAACATGATTATTATTATCCAGAAGGCTTAAGTAATATGCGTGGTATTGCGCGTCAAATGCAAGCAGCAAAGGTTGGAAACGTTTATATGTCTCGCCGCAATGTTGAAGACGCAATGGCCGCACCTGCCCCACATCTGCCTAACGATGGTAAAGCAAATATGAGAAGCACATCACCTATGTCATTGGATAAGCAACGAGTAGACCAGATGGCGCGTATGCGCCCAGCTTGGAAGTAGTATGTCCACTCCTCCAGATAGGGGCGGTAACGCCGCTCGTCAACCTGAGCTGTCTTTTGATGTTAGCAGGGGCGTTTTTGTTCCTGGAGCGTATCATTCTTCTAATGATGGCTTAGGGGTTCATTGGTCTGCAAACACAAGGATTGCAGAGGAAATGGGTACGCATTCTTGGCACGACCACGCGACTAAAGGTATGTGGACGCACCCAAACGATAAAATTGTAGTGCACAGCGCTGAAGTGCCTATAAGCTCAGTAGAAACTGACAAAGAAGTATTAAAGAAAAACAAAGTATTTTCTCCAGACAATTTGAACAAAAACTCTGAAGAGGAAGTCCCTGTGAAAAGGGGAGCAACAGTTAGGGTAAAAAGCAGTAGTTCTACAAAAACGTCAAATTACTCAGGCTATCGCACACGTAAAAGGACGTACAACCCACCAAGAGAGATGAAGGCTTAACATGGCTGGATTATATTCAGATGGCGTCTACGGCCATAAGCCGTGGGACAAGGACCGCGCTGGGGTTATCACCCCAGAAGAAGCGGCGTTCCCCCCTCAATCCTATATTGGACCGTTTGCGTCTAATCAAGAACGTTTATTGAGCCAGTCCTTAGCTGCGCTTACTATGAGTGGCGCTGAGCTGCAGCAATTGGTTCGCCCACCCCTACCTCAGATTAAATTATTCCCGCCTCGCTACGGGTTTAGCGAATCCGAGATTGGTATTGAGGATATTATTGACTTACCACGCACAGCCCCAACAGCTCAACGTGTAGAGTCTGACTTTAGCAAAACGCCAAATACGACTCAGTCAAGCAGTCGTAACACATTAGGAGGTTCAGTATAATGCCACGTAACAACGAAGATGCACGTAGCGGGTTAGACCGCGCAGATATTCCTGGATTTGAAGGAACAATGGGAATGCTTGACAATTTGGTTTCAAAGTATGCTCCAAATGCAAGCAGGAGAGCAGCCGAAGCGCGCACAGAACGCAAGGACCCTCGTGTTTTTGTAGAAGATAAGCAT